AGTACATCACCATTTGCTAAAACAATTTTTGCACCGCCTTGAATTAGTTCGATTGCAGAGTTTGGTGGAACACTTACGTTTTTTGCGATGAAGTGATCATTTCCACCATTTACAATTTGACAACTAGCCAAAACAGTTCCAGTGGTAGTGTTACAGATTCTAATACCTATAACAGCATCAAAGTCTCCAGCAGTAATTAAAGTCACTGGAGATGTACCAACGTTTCTTTGTAAATTGTTTCTAAAATCTTGTGCCATAAT